CGACAGATCATGCATCAGACTTGTTGATGCAAGTTCTGCTGTTATCAGCGGAAATGTGTTTTACTTTCCGACCAACGACAGTAGTGGAAATCCAATTTCATACAAGGCCAACACATACATTGTTCTATTGGGCGCATCTTGCTCGGCAACGGCAATTTCTATTACAGGAAACACGTTTACCAGCAATCATGCGAACATATTGGACTTCGTTGATGGCGGAGCCTCGGTTACAAGTTTGGTCGTTTCTGGCAACGCTTCTAATAATTCTTTGAACACTGTTATGGGGGGGCGTTTCGGCAATTCGATAAATTCTAACACCAACACGCTTGATTGGTATCAAGAAGGAACATGGACTCCGTCTTTGGAATTTGATGGCGCCGCGACTGGTATAACATATACGGCGCGCACCGCATCATACACACGCATTGGCAACCGCGTTTATTTTGACTGTTACTTTTTGCTGTCAAACAAAGGATCGGCAACAGGAGCGGCAACAATAAGTGGATTGCCATTTACTCAGAGCAACGCATATCCATTCACATATTCTGTCAGCGTGCAAACAATGGCGTCAGGACTCGGCGATGCCAACATAGACGCTGGCGTAAACTCTTCTGACTATAACGAGATCCGCCTCTATAAACAGTCTGGAGGCTCGCGCACAAACATGACGGAGGCGGATTTTGAAAATGCAACTAACATTATAGTGACCGGCGCCTACCGCGTCTAACCCATGCCACTCGAAAACCAAACAGTCCGCGACGGAGACGCAGGATTCATCGGCTTTGCCAGCCGGTTGAATCCGGTGGCGTTGCCGGCGGGCGTGTTGCAGCTTTCGGAGAACATGCGCTTGGATCGCGGCGCGGCCAAGACGCGGAAGGGTTTCAAGCGGATGGCGGACGGCATTCTGCCGGCCAACACCCCGCTGACTGTGCCATTCACGCTGTCGCCCGCCCCCAACGAGCCGGTGGTGCGCGACAGCTACGAGGGCGGTATCTTTGCCGGTGCCTCGTATCGCTCGCCTTCGCCGGACAATGGCGGTGAGGCGATTGTGTTGGCGGGCGCCAGCGAGGCGTATGTCTACCAAGATCCCTACGCAGCCTACCTGCGGGACAGTGCGGGCAACATCATAACCGACCATCTCGGCAACCCGATCCAGTCGGCCAACTTCCCCGCCACGCTCACCTACCCGTCTGGCGAGACGATCAGCGAGACGGACACCGTAAGCCTGCTCCAAGCGCTGGACCGACTTTACCTGCTGCGCGAAGCATGGATCGGCGAGCAGGGCTACGAGGAGAAGCCGGTCACGGCAAACATCACAGTTTCTGGCACCACAGCAACCGTAACCAGCCCAGCCCACGGCCTGCTGATGGGCATGCGCGTGCGGCTGTCTGGCAGCACAGTGCCTGCCTTTGATGGCGTGGAATACGAAATCGCCTCGGCCTCAACCAACAGCTTCACCGTGACGGTGCCTAGCGGAACGCCAAGCGACACCTCCTTCACCGGCCGCACGGTGCGACGGGTCAAAGCGCCTTTGTTCTGGGATGGCGTCTCTAGCGGTTTTGTCAAAACAATTGGCGGCATTCCCGCCGGTCTCGGCCCGACCTACCGCACGATGCGCAGCGTTGGCTTTGGCGCCTACATTCAAAACCGCATGTGGATACCGGACGGACGCGACACGGTGGCCGTGTCGGACTATCTGGACGCCAACACCTATGACCCTTTTTGGCAGTCTTTCCGCGCCAACCAAGGATCTAACGATTACATCGTCGCCATCCATCCGTGGCGTGAGGGTGCGGTGCTGATCTTCATGCGGCACTCGATCTGGCTGGCCGAGATCAACCAGACCCCAAGCACCGATGGCACCTCCTTCGCTATCGACACACCTGTCACGCAGTTGACTCTGCTGACGCAAGAGGTCGGCTGCGTTGGCCGCCGCACCATCCAGACAGCGGGCAACTTCGTCTACTTCCTCGCCGACAATGGCGTCCACCGCCTCGACACGCAGCTCGACTTGAAGCTGCAAGGCAACACGCTGCCGCTCTCGGACCCGATCAGCGACCAGCTCGACAGCCTCAACTACGAGCTGGCAGAGGACGCTGTCGGTCTTTACTTCGACAACCGCTATTACCTCTCGGTGCCCATCGATGGTGCGCTGGCCGAAGGCCAAGAGGCGGAAGGCAACAACACGCTCTTTATTTACTCGGCGCTCAACCAGCAGTGGGAGACGAAGGACATTTACGGCGCCTCGCTGGACAGTCTCATCGTGAGCGCCTACGAGGCCCGACGCCGAATCTACGCAGTCAACCGCGCCGGCCGCCTCCTGCTGCTTGAGGAGCAAGAGGCTGGCGACGACCCTCTCAGCAGCACGGTGGGCGCGGGCTTTGAGGCGCCGGTGCAAGGCAAGATCCGCACGCGCCGCTATGGCTTCGGCTCTATGCACACCAAGCGCTTCGTCCGCAGCCTCGCCGATGTGGTGCTGCCGGATACCGGCTCGATCAGCGTGAAAGCCTACATGGTCAATCCCGACAGCGAGATCACGCTGGTGCCAGGACAGACCAACACGTCCGGTCTCGCCGAAGACTACACGCTCAAACAGCCCATCCGACAAAAGGCACACTACGCCGAACTAGAATTTCTAACCACGGCCAACCGGCCGGAAATCCGCAACGTCTCCATTGAGGCAACCGTTCATGGCTTGCCGCAGACCGAGACAAGAAACGCAGCATAATTATGGCAAATGTAACAGCAGGATATAACTGGACGAGCGGGGAAGTTGTAACGCCCGCCAAGATGAACTCGGCTGCCACGCCGACCGTGGTGGTCGCCGACAGCGAGGTCACCACGGCCAAGATCGCCGACGCCTCTTCAACCACGACCGGCGTGACCAACGCCAAGCTGCGCCACTCGGCAGCCCTCTCGGTGGTTGGCCGCACCGCCAACACCAGCGGAGCACCGGCCGACATCGCGGCGGCCAATGACGGCGAGGTGCTGCGCCGCAGCGGCACGGCGGTGGGCTTCGGCACGGTGGCCACGGCGGGCATCGCCGATGCGGCGGTGACGGCGGCAAAGCTATCAGGTGCGCAGACAGGTGCGGCGCCGGTCTTCGGCGTGCGGGCATGGGCAAAGTTTGCGGGCCGAGGCAGCAACGGCGCTTGCGTGGTCAATGCCAGCGGCAACGTCACCAGCGTGACGCGGATCAGCAGCGGCGAATACGAGGTCGTTATGGCGACAGCACTTCCGGATGCAAACTATGCAGTCTTGGCGACGGGCATGAGCGGCGATGCGCGCATTACGACATTTACCGAAACAACAACGACGTTTCGTATTGAGTTTCTTAATACGGCTGGCAGCGCGGTGAATCCGGCAGAAGCCAGCTTCATGGTCATCCGATGACGCCATGGCAAAAGGCAAAAGAATGGCACGAAGACCACAACAGCACCGAGGCGTTCGAGGAGCTGCTCGGCTGGCACCTGTCGGCGGGCGTGGTGTATTCGACACCGGACGCCTTTATGCTGGCGCGGGAGGTGCATTGGAACGGGGAGGCTGTCGATGAGGGCGAACCGAACGCTTGGCTGGTCGAGCTGGCTGCGGGCAACGCCGACGCCTTTGGCCGGTTCATGCGCGTTGCGCCTCACCCGCAGCCATGGGTGCTGTGGAGCCGGCGCGGCGAGTCACGCCTCAGAGCATTTCGCTGGGAACAATTAAGCAAAAGAACAAGGAGATAATACTATGGGTTCATCTGGAGGAGGAATGACAAGGCCGGACGTGCAATACGCCGAGCCGATCAACTATGAAGCGCTGATGCGCTCGGCTTCGCAGGCCGCAACAGAGCAGGTCAATGCGCAGTATCGCGCGATGATCCGCAACTACCCGAAGCTGGAAGCCCTAAGCCTCGGCACGGCGGACAAGATCGCCGCCAACCTGCGCACACCGGAGACGACTGACGCACTGCGCGCCATCCGCGATGGCATGTCGCTGTATGCACCGGAGGACCGCGACCCGACCAGCATTGAGCGCCGCCTCTACGACGACGCCGAGCGCGACTTGGCCTTGGGCCGGTCGCTGTCGGCAGAAGATGAACGCATGTCGCAGCAGGCGGCCCGTGGCGCCTTTGCAGCGCGCGGGCTTGGCACCTCGCTGGGCAGCGCAGCGGCCGAAGTTCTGGGGCGCCAGAGCATGGCGGACCAGCGCGAAGCCGAGCGGCGCAACTTCGCCTCAGCGGCCAATAACATGCTGACGCAAAACGTGGGCGCCCGCCGACAGGCTATCGCCAACCTCAACTTCGCCGGAGCCGGAAACCTTATTCATGCCGACCCGTATGCTCGCGCGCTTGGACCCGCGCTCAACTACAGCGGCGGCACTCTGGGCAACCAGATGCAGCAGATGACTAGTGCGTTTGGCAATGCGACCGGCATGGCGGGGGATGTGGCGAGCTTCAATATGAATGCCATCGATTCCCGCGCCAACTCGGCGATGAACAACTGGGCGGCGATGCGCGGCGCGCAGATGAATGCTGGGGCGATGAACAACGCGGCGACCATGGGCATGATCGGGAGCATCGGCGGCGGTCTGCTCGGCGGCGCGGGCTTTGCCCTCTCTGACAAGCGCGAGAAGAAAGACATCAAGCCGCTCGGCAAGGCTGGCAGCGTGCTTGGCCTCACCGCCTACGAATACAAATACAAGGGCGAGGACAAAAAGCACAAGGGCTTCATGGCTCAAGACGTGCAGAAGGTGCTGCCAGAGGCGGTAACTGAAGTCGATTACAAGGGCAAGAAACGGCTGGCCATCAAGCCGGCTGTCATTGGCGCTGCCCTCGCTGAAGAACTGATGACCGCCAAGGCGGCTTAATTAAGAAGGAGATCAAAACTATGTTTGCTTATAATCCAACACCAGACCGCTCGGGAGAGATCCTCGGAGCGGGACAGATGCAGGCGGCTCAAACTAACGCGCAGATGATGGGCCAGCTTGGGCAGGATATTGGCGGGGCGCTGCAGTCAATTGGCGGCATGTATGGCGCCGTCAGCGAAAAGAATGCGATGGGCGATTCGGCGTTCGATGCCATCTCTGCCATCGGCCAAATGTATCCCGGCATGAAAAAGATTTCGTCCGCCCTTGAGGGCGTTGACCCGCGGACGCGCCGGCTGGCGGCAATGAGTATCTTGGACAACCTCGGCGCCATTTCGCAGCTGGGGATTGCTGGGATGAATACACAGACCCGCCGCGACCAACAGGCGCTGACGGCCCGCGGACAGGAAATCACGGTTAACATGCCAGCCGCTCGCGCGCAGCAGAACGCCGCGTCGCAAGTGGCCGCCGGCCAAGGCCGCGTCACGACGCTGCCTCCCAACATCAACCCTGACGTGATTCCCTAACATGCCTCCACGCAGAAACAACCAGCAGGTTATCGAACCGCCGCTTCCCAACGACGCGCTTGATGTCGGCGAGGAGCCGTTGCCGGACATGGCGCTTGATGCGTTTCCCGGCGAAGATCCGATGTTTGCCGACGATCTTTACGGGGCTGAAGTTCCGACCGATGTCTACAATGATGTCGCCGCGGAGCCGCTACCAGAGACCGGCATGGGCTTTGACTTCACCAAGCTCAACGTGCAGACCCGCGAGGACTTTGATGCGCTGCCGGTCGAGCAGCAGGAATTGCTCAAGGCCATGAAGCGCGGCGTGCAGTTCACGCCGGAGGGTGCAGCGCAGTTTGTGCTTAAGCAGCAGGAATCACGCATGCAGCAGCAGCAGAAGATGGCTATGATGCAGGCCGATCCGGTGCGGCAGGAGCAGACCCGCAAGCTGAAGACCGAGGCGGACATCGCCGAAGAGAACCGGATGAAGTCGATGCAGAAGACCTTCGACACGGCGTCGTACATGGACGACTTGCTCGAGAAGGTGAAGACGCACCCTGGGCGGCAATACGCCACGGGCAAGAGCAGCATCCTGCCGAAAGTGCCGGGCACCGAGCCGGCAAACTTCCAAGTGCTGCTTGATCAGTTGCAGGGCCAGCAGTTCATGCAAGCTTACGAGACACTCAAGGGCGGTGGTCAGATCACTGAGGTCGAGGGCCGCAAGGCGACCGATGCCATGGCGCGGATGAACCCGCGGCAGAGCGAGGAGTCATTCCTGCAGGGCGTGAGCGAATTTCAAAACATCATCCGCGCCGCCAAGGAGCGGGCCAGCGCCAAGATTCAACCGGCAGGTTCCCCATCCACGCCGGCCGCCGAAAGCGCGGCCCCGCGTCAGCGTAAAACAGTAGCAGGAACAACCTACGAAAAAGGAGCTGACGGAAGATGGTACCAAGTTCGCTAGACGGATTGACCGACGAGCAGCTCGCCGAGCTGGAGGCGCGGCAGGGACAGCCGGAGATCACAACCGGGCTGGTGGACCGCCTTGCCGCGGCGCCTGCCCCAACCGAGGGCTTCACCGACCGGCAGCTGGATTCATTGCCAGTGCTGGCCTCCACGCCATTTGCCGCAGAGCGCGGCATTGCCCTGCCACCCGAAGCTCCCGCGGAGCCGGAGCCGATGACCGACTACGAGCTGAACCAGCTCGAGGAGGAGAACTACCGCCGCGTGGACTACATCATGCCGCAGGAAGAGTTCCGGCAGTATTGGACGCGACGCAAGGAGGAGAACAACGAGGTCGGCCGCTTTATTGAGGGCGTGGGCCAGGGTGCCGCATCCATGCTCGGTATGATCCCCGAGGCCGGACGCGAGATCCGCGACGGCATGGTCGGCATGGTCACCGATCCGGTCAACCAAGTGCAGCGCAACGTGCAGACCGGAGCGGAGATCGTGCGAAGGGGCGGCATCAACATGGTGCAGCTCTTTGACTGGGTCGGCAACAAGGCTAATGACGCGGCAACCTGGGCGAAGCGCCGCGGACTGAAGCAGCAGGCATTGGCCAAGCGCCTCGAGCAGGAAGGCAGGCTGACGGGCGATGAGCTGCGGGACGCGAACATCATTGCCGCGGCGGCCAGCGAGGCGGATGTGATGGAGCCAACGCCGGTGGAGGAGGAAGAGGACTTTGACAGGGCTTACGAGCGCTACCAGCGGGAGAAGGCGCTTGAGCAGGAGTTCGCCGGAGTCACGGACTTTCAGATCGGCGCCAGCAAGGTGAGCGCGCCGGCAGCGACCAAGGAGGCTTACCAGATCACCGACGAGCAGCCTGCGGAGACGCTGTCGATGCTCGGCTCCATGGTTGTCGATCCGGTCAATTTGATCCCGGTAGGTGCTGGCGCGTTGAGCAAGCTGCGCGTGTTGCGTCGCACAGCAACACTCGCCGGCGCTCCACTTCGAGGTGTGCAGCGTGCAGCGGATGCCACGGCAGACCTCGCCGAGCGGATGGAGTTTGGCATCAGCAGCCGCGTGCAGGACATCACTGGGCTGACCGCAAAACAGCAGGCGGCGCTGGGTGCCGGTGCGGCCGGTGCGGCAGTCTATGCGGACGCAGCGGGCGGCGGCGGCAATGTTACCGCGGCAGTCACGGCCATCGGCAGCGTGCTGCCTGGGCTGCGTTACGGCGGTGCGATCATACGCAAGACCGGCGCAGCGGCCGGCGGTGCGGCGGCCATCATCCGCGAGGCGGGTGTGGGCGGTATCGGCACGGCGCGAGCGGAAGCGGCGGCCGACTTGGCTCGCATGACGGCGATTCCTGAGCGTTACCGGAAATACTTTACAGGCTACGTTGACGGCACCGACAGCACACTCAAGCGCGTGGCGCAGGACGCTGGCAACCCGGAGGCGCTGCGCCGTGTGGCGCGCTTTGCCGACCGCGCTGGCGTGACCACAGCGGCCCGTCTGGCTGACGATGTGACGAGCGGAGCGGTGGCTGCCGGCATTACCGGAGCACCCTTTGCCGCATTGCAACCGGATGCCGAGCGCGCCGGTGAGGTGCTGGGCGGCATCATGGCCCTGGGCGGTGTGGCCGGAGTCGCAGGCAGTGTGGCCCGCCGCGGAGCTACGGAAGCTGACGCGGACATCGCCCGCATGATGGCTGACGTGTATGCGGTGGGCGGCAATGTGGATGCGTTTTCTGCGCTGCCTCACGCCTCACTGGACCGCATGGCGGCCATGCAGGGTGTGCTGGCAGGCAAGGTGGATTTTGTTCCCCTCAAGGCTGACGAATACCGGATGAACAAGGACGTGTCGGCGACCGGCGGCGAGCTGGCCGCGGGACTGTTCCTCGAGAAGGACGCCAACGGACGCGCCCGAGTCTTCATCAACCTCGACGCCCGCAAGGCGGCCGGCGGTGTGGACGCCATTGCTCCGCATGAGATTGGCCACGCCATCCTGACGAGCAACGTCCTTGATGGGCAGCCGCGCAATGACCTGCGCAACCTAGTCAACCAGCAATACGGACCGGACGGCGTGACCGCCCGCGGACGCGAGTATGTTGGGCGCTTGGTTGACGCGGACATCAACAACGGCACAACCGGCGAGCTGCCCCAAGTGCTCACGGAGCAAGAGTTCCGCGACCTTGAGAGCGGCAACAAGTCGGCGGCAGACATCTCCAAGGCGCGCAAGCTGGAACCAAGCGAGCGGGAGAGGCTGATCAACGAACGCTACGAGGAGCTGTCGCAGCGCAGCATTGAGCGTGGCGAAGATGCCCTGGACTGGGCGCGCGACGAGATCATCGCCGAGACATTTGCCAGCGAGGCGCCGGCTATTGACTTCCGCGCCATCCGCCGCGATGCCGCCTTCCCTCGCCTCGCCGAGTCAATGCTGGCGACGGGCGGGCGTGTGCTGGAGATGATGGGTGTGCGCTTGGACAGCGGCACCGGCAAGATGCTGGACAATCCGTCCGTCCTCTTCCGCGACAACCCGCTCTTCCAAGACCGCATCATGCAGAAGCGGGTGAAGGAATACGTCCGCGCCTACGATCAGTATCTGGTCGGCCTTGAGGAGGCCGGCAGCGCCACGCCTCGCGGCGTCGAGCTGGCGCGCAGTAACCGCCCGGAGGACGTGGCGCGCAGCACGCACGTCAAACTGCGGGACGAGGGCCGCGGCGTGCTGGAGAATGACTTTCTGTTCCAAAAGCCGGACGGCACCTACGCCTACAAGCCGCAGCCGATCATTAACAATGCTGAAGGAAATCGCGCGGCGCAGATTAGGACGCTCTACAATGCCAACAAGTTTGTGCCGGTAAACTCAACTGAGTTTGGTCGGCGCAAGGTCAATGGGCGTGTTGTTATTGGCGGCCCCGTGCTTCCCCCGCAGTTCGATCTTTTCACGCATTTCCCTCAGTGGCTGCGGCCAGATCCGGTCACAAAAGACATCGGCCTCATTCGCAAGATGGAAGCCAGCCGCAAAGAAGGCGGAACGTGGCTTATTGACTACAATCGAGTCGGCAGCGGAGCCAGTGGCAGATATCGCATTCTGAACATGGGCAACGTCAGAGCGATCCAGACAGAAAGCAGCGCGCCGTTTGGGTGGCTTGTCAGCAAGGCCAATCATCTGCTGGCCGCCGGCATAGACATCAACGCCTTCCGCGCGTCCGCCATGAAGGCGATCAACAAGGGCGAGCTGGGCATCTTCAACAACGACATGAAGCAGGTGGAGGCCGACCTGAAGACCTACCTGGCCAACCACCGCAGCGGACTGCCCGGAGAGGCGACCATCGGACAGCAGAAGCGCGACACCCTCAACGGACTCATCGGCACCGGCACGGCCGTGCAGCGCGCCGCCAACCCGCTCTACGCCGAGCTGAATCCCAAGGGCAGCATCCGCACTTGGCGAATCGACCGGCTCAACGATGCCCAGCCGAGCGGACGCACCGGCTACTTCTTCGACTACGACAAGATCAACAACAACCGCATGCCCCAGCAGATCCCGCGGGAGGCTCAGGGGATGCCGGATGTGCGAGATATATTGACTGAAGAATACGCGGCCATTGCAAACAAAGTTGCTGCAGGCGAAATGCAATTAGACGCTTTAACAAAAGATGCTCGCGCTCTGATTGAGCCATTTGCAAAAACCATACCAAAAGAAATTGCTCAAAACATTTTAAGCATGCCGGGCCGCATGCAGGGCGAGCGAGCATTAGAATACCTGTCAAATGCGCCCGCATCACCCGCATCGCGTGCTCAGTTTATGCCGGATGTGGCAGAAGTTTCGACAAGCACCAGCGTGTCCGCACTGCAAAAGCACCCGTTGTTCAAGTCGGCCAAGTATGACGGCAGCGCGAAGGCGGCTTACGACATCGTTGAAAGCCTCGTCAAACCCAAGGCCATCCAAGACGTGATGAGCAAGATTGATCCCAACAGGCCGGCATACATCATTCCGGTGATTGCGCGCGAAGGCGAGTCAGCCAACATGCTGCCGTTGGCCATGGCCGACAAGTTGTCAGAGGCAACGGGCATTCCTATCTGGAACAAGCTGGCGAAGACCTCAAGCCAGCACAATACCGGGGCCAAGGCTGACTCTCGGGCGAGAACCATGCACCGATGGGAGGGCGAGCCGCCGCCGGCTGGGTCGCAGATCGTGCTGGTCGATGACACCTATACGACCGGCCAGACGCTGCGCTCGCTGGCCGCTGTGGTCGGCGACCCTGACGCCGTGGCGACTATTTCCGTTGGCCGCTACACCAAACAATTTACCCTGCAACCTGACCGCGAACAGAAACTGCTTGCCAAAGCAGGGTTGACCAAGCAACAATTTAATAACCTCTATGGTTCCGAACCAAAACAAATCCTCACTGGCGCCCAAGCCCAGCAATACCTCCTCAACGGCGCCCGCGGAGAGCAAGGACTCCTTGCTCGCTTCCCTGTTGAGCGAGGCGGATTCAGCACTCAAGGAATTGCGGGCCTTACGCAACTCCCAGAAGGCGTCACAACCTTCTCGGGCGGCGGGCTTGTAGAAATCGGCTTGCGCGGCATCGTCCGCCCTACCGTTGCGGTCGAATACAGTCCGGCCATCGCCCAAGCCTACCGGGCGGCGCACGGTGACCACGTCAAGGTGCAGGACATCCGCACCGTCTCGCTGGAAGACCACAAGGGCAAGTTCCACTACCACGCCTCGCCGGTGTGCAAAAACTCCTCGCTGCTCAAAAGCGCGGCGCTGGGCGGTGGCGAAAAAGACTTGGACCTGCAGTCGGCCCAAGCCGTGGCGCGGCACATCGATGAGATTGAGCCAAAGGTCGTGACGATTGAGAACGTGCCGGACTACCGCACCACGCAGGCGGCAGACATCATTCGCAAGAAGTTGCAAGACCGTGGCTACATGATTGACGAGGCGGTCTACAACGCGGCTGACTATGGTGCGCCTACGGCTCGACGCCGCTACTTGCTTCGCGCTGTGAAAGGCGGGCTGCTGCCGGAGCCGGTGCCGCAAAAAGGCCCAAGTTGGTACGAAACGATTGCCGACATCATTGACGATCTTCCAGATGACAAGATTGAAAACAAACCGCGCCCAGGACAATCGCACCTATGGCGCAAGGGCAATGGCTTAATTGAGGCGTTCCCAGATCCAATGAACGTAAGCGAGCCGGTGCTGATAAGCGGAACAACCCTGTTCAAAAAAGTGGCGTTTTCACGAGCTGGCCAGCCAGCATTTACATACAAGGCAACTCCGGCAACCGCAGACCGCATCTTGCTTCCGGGCGGCCGCGTCAAGCGGGTCACGGCTCGAGCCAAGGCGCGGATGACTGGCATACCAGACAGCTATCCGCTACCGAAGGACGAGAAGACGGCGTTGACCATCATCGGCAACGGCGTCCCGCCAGCACTTGTCCGCAATGTTTTCGGCCCAGTGATTGAGGCCAACAAATAGCTCATCTGGCACGTCCAGAAAGAGACTAAGGGTCAGCTACGGCTGGCCCTTTCTTTTTGCCAAACTACCAGCCATGCCCTCCACGCATCTGAGTAATCTAGGCAAAATCATCTGATTACAAATCAGGTGTTCTGCCACTGAACTATGCCGGCGAGCTATCACATTCCTGTGTAAGGAGTGTAAATTTTTGCATCTGGTTGCAATTGAGTTCCACAATTATCGGCCAAAGTTTCAGCCACTTTTGTGCCAAAGTATTTGACGCCTCGTTTTTGCTGTGCGAAAGAGCGGCATGCATGCGATCAAAAGCAGCGGCATCTCTGGCCGCCTTTACCTGACCAAGGACTCGCCGCGCTGGCAGCTCAAGTTCTACCACCCGAGCCTGCGCAAGCGGCAAAGAGTCTCGCTCGGCACCGAGAACCTCGAGATGGCCAAGGCCAAGGCCAAGGTCATCCTTAACGCCACGGCCGCCAAGGGCATCGAAGCCCTCAAGGATCATGCGATGCGCGCCACGGCGCTCCCGGTTGGTAAGGCGATTGATCATTATTTACGAGTCAGCAAAATCGCCAGCCGCAGGGCCAATGTCAATTGCCTGCTCATCGTCCTGCGCACGGTGCTAGGTGGCGACAATGATGCGGTGCGCGCCAAGCCGCTCTCGGTCATCTCGCCGGCGCTGGTCGCCAAGTATCGGGAGGAGTTTCAAGGCAGCGCCTACAGCGTGCGAACCAACCTTGCGGCCACGCGCGCCATCTTCGCTCATCCCCTAGACTGGGAGGGTTTTGAGCTGCCAGGCTCCATCGCCAAGTTTGCCGCGGCGACCAAGGGGATGAAGGCGCCGGTCTCAACCTTTGTCCGCATCCCACCGGAGACGCTGGAAAAGATGGACGCCAGCAGCAGAGCCATCGGCGGCGCCACACGGCGCGCGTATTTACTAACTCGATACTTGGGCATGACGCCCAAGGAGGTTGCCTATTGCCGCAAGGGCTGGATCGAAGACCGCGGCGACCGGCATGTGATGGTGCTCGTCGAGCGGGAGAGCGAGGGGCTGAAGCTCAAGACCGGCGCCAAGCGCGGGCGCGTCATGGCTGTCCCTGCCTGGATGGTGCCAGAGCTGATGGAGGCCGAGGACTTCATGGTGGTCGGCCACACCAAGGGCATGCGGGAGAAATTCATGGAGCGCAACTTTAACCTCTGGGTGCGCGAGTTCCTGCCGGATCGGCGCTCGGCCGCCTACGAGCTGCGTCGGCAAGCCGGCTCCGACATGCTCAACGCCACCGGAAAGATCAGCGTAGTGCAGCACATGCTCGGCCACGCAAGCCCGCAGACAACGGCCAGATTTTACGCAGTGTACGACCGCGAGGTGGACGTGGCGTCCGTCTGGGATGTGCCGAAAACGTAACTACAGGGTTTGCGCTTCTTATGGTATAATAGAAGGAGGAAAGGAGGTGAGCGCGATGTACGACACATCACCCATGGGCATTGTTTACGGCCCCTACGGAGCAGTGGGATTTGTCGGCGGGCAGAGCAACTCGAGCTGGATCACGGTCCTGCTCGCGTGGCTAGGTTTGAAGCCGGCGTAGTCTCAGCGGCCGCAGGCAGAGATGCTTGCGGCCGTTTTGTTTTAGCAGTAAGCCGCCTCCCTGCGGCAAATATGCTCCTCAATCGCCGCAACACTCTCAGGATACGGCAGAACATCAAGATCCCCGCACGCATGCAGCACCTGCGAGTCACTGAGGCATTGCCGCCGCATCATGGCGAACAACTCGGGGCTGTCAAAGCGGCGGCCGGCGATGCGCAGGCCGTCCCAAGGGAACGTGCCGGTCAGCAGGTAGTCGTGCCTGATCATAGCTGCGGCCGATACTGCTGCGTGGCGCTGTACCAGTGGACATAGCGCGGGATGCGGAAGAGCAGATGCTTGGGGACGGCGTAGCCCTCGTAGCTGGTGTAAGTGTCCTCGATGCTGCTGTCTTGAGGCACTTGGCACTGGACCCGGACGTCATGCTGCCACTTGCCGTCCGAGTCAGCTTCGACCGGGATGGTCAGCGGCGTGAGGCCCATGTATTCGCCGTTGAGGAAGACCACGGCGCCGAGCGGCTGGCTGGCGATCTTCATGGGGACAATCTGCGCGGTCGGCCGGCGGATCTCCGGCTCGACGGTGGTGCAGGCGGTGAGGACCGCCGCCAAGGCCAGAGGAGCGGCGTGTCTGGCGATGGCGGCGGTCATTCGGCAACCTCCAGAGGCAGCGCAAGCTGCGGGTCGGCGGCTTCTTTGCGGGCCAATTGAACCGTGTGAGCATGCGTGATGATCAGCTCGGTGAGCTTGAGCGCGGCGCCGACATCGTAGTCGTGCGTGGAGTTAAACTCCGCGGCAGTCTGGACGATGGCGTGGATGTTCATGTTAGGCGGTGGCGCCGCGGATCGCCGCGGCCAAGCTGTCGCAAAACAGCGTGGCGCAGTAGTCGCTGGGAGGATCGCTGTGGTCGTTTTCGTGACGGTAGCCAATGCAGGTGGCCTCGTCGCTCCGGCCGTTGCGGCTGAACTCGACGACTCGCCTGCAGTTGTCTTTCTTGGCGGTGAAAAAGCCGTGGTCCTCCGTGACGGTGAATCCGGCTTTGTGCAGCTTGTTGATGGCGTTTTGTATTCTCATTGTGGTGTGGATGCCCGGGGATTGGACCCGGGCGTTGCTGGTTAGGGCTTGCGGCGGGCCTTGCGGGCCTTGCGTTTGTCAGCGCGTTCCTTGGCGATCCGGCGACGGACGCCATCGACGTAAAGCTCGGCCGCCTCAAAGCAGACCTCGCTCTTGCTGCGGCGCCCGACCTCGCGGATGCCGATGATGCCCCCGGGATGAAGGCTGATGACTAGCTCGGCGCGCACGCCATAGGCGGCGGGACGAGTGACTGCCCTGCGGGCGACTGGTTTGTTGAGTGTGGTCATGTTAGGCGACCTCCAACAAAACGCTGCAGGTTGCTACAACGTGGACGATTCGCCGGCGCGGGCTTGGGCCGGTGTAAATGAATCCGCGGCAAAGGCGCTCATGCTCTTTGGCCTCGATGAGTTGCTGCTTGGCTTGGTCAAGCGTGCGAGCATTGCGATGAGAGACGAACCATTTGTCTTTGGTTGATTCGTCTATACCGCTGAACTGCACCTCGTAGTAGTTGCGGGTGTATTCCTTGATAGGCTGCGCAGCAGTTGTGTTCTCCGCGCCCGTTGTGGTGTGTTGTGTTGTCATTGTGGTGTTAGACGCTGTTGGCATCTGTCAGCACTATATGGCATCTGTTGGCATCTGCAAGCAATATTTTGCATCTGGTGTAAAATAGTTGCTTCTCTCTGTAGATCAGCGGGTTACTTGAGGGCTTTTTCCAGCTTCGCGGCCATCCCGCCGACGTTGCGCAGGATCATTGACCGGAATTGCTCGGTCATGGGGCCACCGAAGGCATCCTCGAGGTCCATGTAGAACTCGAGGGCCACGCCGGTGTATTTGGCCGCGGTGAGGTGCGCGGCCGGCGCCCTGCGCTGCAGGCGGGCATGCGCCTGGTCGCTGATGTTGGCGAAGACCGACCGGCGTGAGCCGACAAGCCGCTTCGGTTTCTTTGTGGTGTTCATAACGCCAACACGCTCCAACGGATGCCAACATTTGTCAACTGGGGTCAATTGCTACCACCGGAAAAATAATGCTTGCACCTGTTGGCATGTGTGGGCATGTTTAGCGAAATCGATGCCCGCCCACCACGACATCGCCCTCACCTGCCCCGCGCAATGTCGTGCCCTGCGTGCCTACACATGCCTACAGATTTTATGACAGACACACCACAACTGCTCACGATCCGCGATGCGGCCAATGCCCTCCGCGTGAGCTACGCCACGGCCCGCAAATGGGTCATCGACGGCCGGCTGCCGAGCATTGCCTTCGGGCAACGCACGCGCCGGGTTCCCGCAACGCAACTCGCCAAGTTCATCGCGGCGAACACGACGGGAGGAAACTAATGAGCGCGCTCGAAGTTCTTTCCTACCTGACGGACACCACGTTCACCACGGTTGTCTTGCTGACCATCGGCACGTTCGCTGCGTTGCAGTTCATTAACCGGATCGGAGGCGCCAAGTGATCGACCTCACAATCGACGCGCCGTATCACCCGGCCGCGCTGTGCGAGTGCGGAGATCCCGAATGCCTCGGACCCGCCGATGCCGTCATTCCGGTGGTTGAGGCGCTGGCCGCTTCGCTGCCGCAGCTGGAGTCGCCGATGCTCAAGCTCATTAAGGAGCGCAATGAGGCGCGCGAGCTGGTCAAGCGGATGCACGCTGCGGTCAATGTTGATTCGGTCGGCGAGGAGTACTACTCGGCGATGCTGGAAGCACACCGCGCGATCATTGCTTGGAAGGGCGGTGCGAAGTGAGCCAGTCGGTCCGCATCCCCAATCGCTTTGCCATGGAGCAAACCGGCGCCAAGCGCAAGGTCACCAAGAACGCGCTGATGGATCGCCCCGCAACCCGCAAAGACTCCGGCACCAAGGACACCGCCTTCCGCGGGCGCCGCAAGGCCAAGCGGGTGCGTGCGCGCAAGGCGCAGCGTCAAGCGAGGAGGGTGCAACGATGAGCTACGAATTAGGCGACCCGGACGACCGTTGCTGCGATGAGGGCCGCGAGGCCGACATCGAGGCGCGTGACGCGGAGGACTGCAGCAAGGCTTACGGCGTGCCGCACGATCCCTACGCGCATCGCACGCCGGAGGAAGACGCCGAGTGGGAAGCCGATAAGCGCGCGGAGTACGAGGCAGATCGGATCTGCGGGCACGAGTGGAGCAACATATGAAGACCGTCGATTTCCAAACGGCCGACATCCTCATGCTGTTCATGGATGCGCACCGCAACGAGTTCCATGCGTTCGCTCAGGAGTTTGGCGAGCATTCTCGTAGGGAAACGTCAGCGATGGTCACGGCCATCATCAACAACATCCACAAGATGCTTTTGGAGCATGAGTGGCAAGAGGAGGGCAAATAATGACCGCCCACGACATCGACCTCGTAACCCAATGGCTCGCCGCGCGGGACAACGAGAAGACTAGCGCCAAGGTCTACCACGGCGAGCGGCCGTGCCTGCCGGCGAAGGTAGCCTTGGCGCTGACCGAGCGTATCTGGAGGAAGCGCAAGTGATCAAGCCGCTCGCCATGCTTGCCGCCTGCAGCCTCTTCGCAGGCTGCTCCGCGGCGTCTTGGCGGGCGACCGCGCCGCATAATGCGCCGGCGGCTTGGGAGTATAACTACAAGCTCGAGGGCTGGTATGCGCTGCGGGACGGCTGGATGCGGCTGACGGCGCCGCGTGGGTTTGAGTGGTGTGATTTGACGCAGAGTTACCGGGAGAGGTTGCAATGAGCGTTGCCGACCTCGCCTACCAGATGACCGCCAACACGGTCATGCGGCGCAGCTCGCCGGTCGTCCGGCAGTTTGTCCGCGGGTGCGACGGCAAGGTGCGTTACTGCTGCGAAAGGTCGGCGCTGCGTGCGCGCTACGCAGTGCGAGCGTATCAGTGCGGGTTTTGCGGCGGCTGGCATGCAACGAGCAAGAGGTGGTTTGAGTGATGAAAGCCGCACCGGACATGCTGTGCGCCTGGCACATCGGCGATGGCATCTGGCACATCCAAAGCCGGGATGCATGGCTGACCAAGGTGCTGCGCGAGGCGAAGCTGCGGCGGATTGCTTACGGCGTGATCGGTGGGCATTTGACGATCTGGGAGACGAAGGATTTCGAGGCGATGCGGCCGCTGCTGCGGCGGCACAAGGGGAGGATTTTGCGGTGATTTTATGAGCATCTACGAAAGCATATTTGACGCAGACGGCCTTCTTCCAACAAGCGAAGACGCGGCTTTGCCAAAGAGAAATTCGCAACTGCCATCGATTGAGACGCTAAAAGAATACCTTAATTACGATCCAAACACCGGAATAATAACTTGGAAGAAAACTTCTAGTTTTCGCAGGAAGGCCGGCCTTGTTGCGGGCTGTCTAAAAAAGAACGGGTACAGGCACCTACAGTTAAACGGCGCGCTAATGCTTGCTCATAGAGTTGCTTTTGCAATGACTCATGGAAGATGGCCGCGGCCGCATTGCGACCACATTAACGGCGACGTGCGCGATAACAGGGCGTGCAATTTGCGCGAATGTACGCACGCGCAGAACACGCGCAATGTTCGCATGTCTTCAAGAAATCGCGTTGGCGCTAAAGGCGTTAGCTGGTGCCCAAGGCGCCGACATTACTACGCAAGGGTGTGCTTTAACGGGAAGCAAAGATATTTGGGCTGTTTTAAGAAGCTACGAGACGCGGTGAAGGCTGCGCGCGCCGTCCGCGAGCAACTGCATGGCGAATTTGCAAGACACTGATATGGCAAGACCCAAGACACAATCCAAGCCGAAGCCGAAGAAGCCCAAGCCCGAAGCGCCCATCGTCAAGGTGCGCAACAGCAGCGGCATGCAAGTGCCGGAGAAGAAGGCCGAACAAATCGCTGCGGCGCACATGGCCGGCATGTCAGTGCGGCAAATTTGCCGGGCGTATAATACAAGCCATCACACGGTCATGGCGCTGATCCGTAATCGCGCAGACCTGCTCGAGAAGGCGCGGGAGATTACCTCACGCAATTGGAGAACATTGGCGGCTGTCGGAACCGCCGAACTCTTTGACCGAGTGCCTGACATGCGTAGCCACGAGCTGACAATAATGAGCGCGGTTGCCACAGAGAAATCAGAGCTGTTGAGCGGTGGCGCAACGCAGCGTGTTGAGCATGTGCTAGCACCAGCGGCTGACCAATGGAGTGACTTCGTGAGCGGGCTGAAGAGCGCCCAGGTCATCGACGTGACGCCGGAACGGGTGGATTTACCGGTCGGCTCAGTGTCGGCCGAGCCGCAAAAGGCT